TACCAATATTAACACTATCGTTGAATACGGCATAGTGCAAAAGATACGATACAACAGTCGTTGATTTACCAGTCTGTCGTGGCATCTTACAGATATTAAATCTGTTATTATGAAAATTATTAATTAATGTCTCTTGGAAATGATATGGGTGAAATTGAGTCAGACCCTCGTCAAGAGAAATAATCTTAACATAGTTATTGGCAAAGTAAACAGGATCTTCCTTACATTTCATAAACTCAAGAATTTGATCTTGAGTAAATTCAATCGCTGTATTTGCCTTCTTTAAATTGGGATTGCCAAGGTATACATTATCAGACATAAATTACTCAGCAATTCCACTTTCTAAGAGACTTATTGATTCTGCTATCTGGATCGTTTGCAGTTTTAGATGAAGTCAGTTTCTTTTTCATCCCTTTCATTCTAGCGCAGAAGGATGCCCTCCTGGGATTTCCAACCTTCTTGCTTGGTGCCTTAAGGTCAGATCCTGGATTTTGCGCTTCATAAGACTTTCGTCCTTTTTCGTTGAGTCCACCTTCTTTGTTTTTACCTGCTTTTTTTGTCCATGCTGCCCCTTCTGTGTGAAGGAGTGGTTGCCCTGGTTCATAGCTTGAAACTTTAAAAGTTAATAGTTTCGCGCCAGGATATACCTTGGAAATCTGATCTTGAACATCAGACTTTTTAGGCATAGAGGTTTGGGGGAAGAACATTTTTAACATGTAATACTTACCTCTGTAATTGAAATAAGTATCAATAATGTTTCCAGTTCTAGCAGGCAATCTTACTGCTTCTGATACTGGTTTATTAATAATGTGTGACATATCATAAGTATCATAATCAGAAGATTTGGGAGTTGGTTTGAGTGGTTCTGGTTTTACGACATCTTGAATTACGGCATATGTATCTCCATATGCATCGGTAATTTCAACATCTTCTTTTTTGACACAGTTTGGATATCTCTTTCCAAACATAGTTTTCATGCCTTTTTTCTCATAACCTTTCCAGCACTTTTCATCAAGATTGTCTTCAGAAATACCTGCTTTTCTGAGTCTCTTTGCTTGACTTTTATGCATCTCAACTGCTTTATCTAATTCTTTAGCGATACCCTTTACATTCTTAGGAGTATCATGCATTTCATCAATTTCAAATTCTTCCTTCTTAGTTTTATTTCCCCAGTTGGCAGCGCCAACTTTACGACACTTGACTAGTGCTCCTGACGCATATGCACTTGGCCAAACTGAATAGCGTGACTTGACTTTATGGTAGCAAGCATCCTTCTTGCCTTCCTCAATGTCAATTTGGTCACCTACTTCAACATTATTTTCTGTGAACCATCCACGATTTACTTCCAATGCACAGATAACTTCTCCATCTGAAGCGACTGGATTTTTGTCGTATGGTTCTAATTGTTTGATGCTTTCTATTATTCCATCCTCTTTGATGAAAGCAATATCTAGAGGAATTTTTGTTTCAGTCATGTGGAATGACTGCTGAGCGACATCTTCAAAAATGAAGAGCATACCACTATTCGTATCCAAACTTTCGCGGAACATGAGACCTAAATTAAAATCTCTGATATTATCTGGAATCTCAATATTCAGTGGCAAGGTTGTAAAATCTGCAACTTCAGTGACTGATCTCATTTGAGTTTCCTCGGTTTTAACGTTGATTGCTTTTCCTTTTCTATTAGGATTTGGATCTTTTGCATTCTTTCTACGGAATGCTGCTTGTTCCTCATCTTTGGAAAGATTTCGTTTCATTTTACTGGAACCACATTTTGGTTTTGTGGTTTGTCCTGGTTGTTTTGCACAGGGTTTTCCTGCATATTTACCACCGAGTTGAACCCAACCAGGCTTCCCATCAGAAGAGCGACTCTTGCCAAACCAGTCGCGCAGAGAACTATCACCACTTTTCGATTCACTTACTCCTCCTCCGTTCCCGTTAGAAGATCCACCATTGCCATTCCCATTCCCACCATTACCATTACCATTACCATTACTACTACCATTTTTGTTATCATCAACAGAATGTCCATTTTCTTTACGAAGATACCCAGCACGACCTACTGCCTTAAATCCTTTAGGGATTTGTTTACACTTTTTATCAGTGTAGCAATAATATTGCCCAACTGGACAGCGACCGTTCTTTTTCTCTTCGTTCATTCCCGACTCTTCCACTGCAGGTTTGCGATGCTTTTTAGCAGAACCAATTTTGTCCTTCAATTTATTAAAATTGTTGGCATCATAACCTTCGTTCATTTTTTTGGTCTTCTTTTTCATAGAGTTGATGAATTTTCTATAGACCGCTGCTTCTGAAGTCTTACCCATTTCTCTTGCTCTCTGTTCCATAGCAACTGCTGCCTGGATTTTGTGAGCATGAGATCTTGATGAATTGCGAATTTTAGAAACAGATGCTTTAGATGTTGCAACATCTTTGAATCCAAGTCCATGAATTGTTCCCTTTGGATTTTCATCCGTGTAAAGGTCAGAGTGTTTTTTGGAGTTTGCTGGTTGCCCAGATTTTCTTGGAATACGAGGGTTGCTCATTCAATTGAGTTTACGATACTCCATATTATTTATCATCCATCAAGTGCTACAGTAAGACCAAGAGACATGCCGGGCAGTGATATCCAAGAAGTTCCATCATAAAACTCAAGTTTTAATGATGTTGTATTAAAGATAATAGCACCTTGTGAGAAAGTTCCAGCATCTCTAGCAGTTGTTGTATACAATGGGGGATAGAATGCAGTAGATGCCTTAACAGTTGAAGCAGTTACAATTCCGGCATAATCAGCACTACCAGAAGATAAGATTGTTACTCCAACTCCAGGACCACTTTCATAATCATATCCAACATTTATTTGAGTTCTAGCAGTTACAATACCAATAGAATCAACATTAATTTTATTTTCAGTTCTGAGTGTTCCACCAATAGTTACATTACCATCAACATATTGATCTCCACCAACATAAAGTGCGAAATCAGTTCTTGCAGTAGTTGCAATACCAACATTCTTAGTAGTGCTAACACCAATAGTATCAGAGGACCATGTTCCACCTGCACCAACACTACCACCAAACTTAAATTTCTTTCCTGGAGGTCCATTTACATCGACCTGAAGAACCATCCCATCATATGCATTGAGATTGGTAGCAATACCAACAATATCGTCAAGATATTGAAGTCTTGTCTCACCACCACCACCAATAGATCCAAGTTGATATTGAACTCTCTCTACAAATGTTTTATAGTGTTTTTGAAGTTGATCAAGAGTGACAAAGTTTTGATTAAGTGGAGTGAGTGGATCTGAATTTTTTGTATCTGGAGGATCTTCACCTAATGGGACATTAGTTTCTGATAATAATTTCTGTTCTTCTTGTAATGTTTTACTAGTTTCTTTTATATCCTCAACAAGTTTATAAAGACCCTTAATGTCAGATCTTACATGTCTAAGATCTTCATCATAACACTTAACTTCTGGAAGACTTGAAATCTCACCTTTTAGTTCATTAAAATACTTGAGGAGCAATTCATCAGTTTTTACACTAGTATAATTAATCTCCTTAAGTTCTTTTTTAATATTTTGCTTAAGAGAATTGTATTCACCAAGAACTTGTTTCTTTAACTTCCTATCATCATCTTTAAACTCTTTATGATACTCCCATATCTTAAGAGAAGATGCTCTAAGTTCTTTCCAAATTTTATCTTTCTCTTCATCTATTCTTAGATTAACTTTCTCACCAAGAGTAGTAACTTTTACAGAACTCTCAAAATATTTCTTATCAATATCTTCAGATAATTCGTTTAGATCAAAATTAACTTTTGTTTGGAGACCATCAATAGTATCACTAACCTTTATAAAATCATCATCTATGACACTAAAGGTTTTTCCAATCCAAGAAAAATCTGGAACTTCATTTATTTCATTAACCCATTTAGGGAACTTGGGAATCTGGGACTTTACAGCATCAATAGCCTCACAGATTGCTTCAATCTCTTTATCATAATATTTGACCTCTGGAAGATTTGTTACTTCCGTTTGGAGAGTATCAATTCTATCTTCAATTAAAGTAACCTGTTCATCATAATATTTGACTTCAGGTAAATCTTGTATATTCTCCTTTACAAGATCGATCTCACCACAAATTGCTTCAATATCAGAATCATATGATTTGACTTCTGGTATTTCTGATCTTACTTGATCTACAATTTCACAAAGTTTTTCTAACTCTGCATCATAATATTTTACTTCTGGAATATCTGGTATATCCTTTCTTACGTCATTAATAAGACGTACAATTTCTGTTAAATCTGTTGCCTGCTCTACTTCTTCTTCAACAGTTTCTATAACTTCTTCTTTTTCAATATACTCTTCAACAGAAGGGAGTTCCTCTGCATTCTCTTCTGTTATAAAATCTTCGACTGATGGTAGATCACTAATGATCTCATCATCAATAGAAGGCAATTCTTCTTTAGACATTTTATTAGTAACTTAAATACTTCGGGATTTCTCTCCCAAAGTTATTTAGTATCTTCTTTGAGTCCATCCTTTAACATTTTTGCAAGATCTGCTGTTGATCCAACAAATAAAGCATTGTTGACTGTGGATGGACCTTTTGCTTGCTTTTCTTCTTCCACATCCTTCAGTTTTTTCTGAAGATCCATTAATTTATCAGTTGCATCGGCTACATTTTTTATTAATTGGCCAGCGACCTCATATGCTCTAGGCATTTCACTTTCTTGTGCAAGTTCAAGAATTCCATTAATTGCTTCTTGACCTTTTTCTATAATTGAATATAAATTACCTCTTGTATAATCATAATCTTTTTTTACATGATCTACCGTTTCTTTAATTTTTTCAACTTTTTTCTCTATGACTTCTGGTTGAATTAAATCATCATTAGTATTAAAAGTATTATTTAAATCTTCAAATTTGTTTTTCATGATTAAGTTCCACTAAATCCAAAGTCATCCCCGACCTGAATCAGAGCATTATCGGCAGCAGTGATAGCATGAACGTCTGCTCCTCCAAGATGAGTTTCAATCTCTGTCCCATCTTGACCTCTATTAACGGTAATTTTATTACCACTAATTGACTTAATAAACATCTCTTCAGAATCAATAGCAATATAAGATCCCTTAGTTACCTTAGTTCCATCTGCCACTTCAAATGTTTTGGATGTTTTTGTTATATCAGCAGCAAGGGTAGTTGCGGCAT